AAACCGGATGATCCGCTACGGTCGGCAGTGGTCGGGACTGGCTCAATGGTCATCGCCGGTCGGTTCGATCACCCTGGGAAAAGAGTTTACCTGGGGCGTGAGCTACGATTCGTCGGCGAGCGGAAATGCCCCGGCGCTTTACGTGGACGGCGTTTCACAAACCGTCACCGTGACTGCCGCCGCCTCGGGCAGCCTGACCAGCAATACCGACCGATACACGATAGGCAACCGCGATAACGATAGCGCCCGTGGAACAATTGGGTATACCACCCTGTGGCTGGTATTCGACAGACTGCTGACTGCCGCCGAACACCGCGATCTGCACCTGAACCCCTGGCAGATCTTCGCCGCGCGCCGGCTTCCGGTGGGCGGGGTCGTTACCGCGCAATACGCCCGCCCGGTCAGTGATGTTTCCGCCGGAGGCTGGACCGCCTCCACCGGCTCGGACCTGTTCGCCATGCTGGATGAAACCACAGCAGACGACGCCGACTACATCACCACGACCAGCGCCACGACCTGCGAGGTCGCACTCGGCAGCCTGAGCGATCCCGCCGTCAGTACCGGCCATATCGTGCGCTACCGCATCTCCGGAGACGCTGGCGGGATCATCGTCCGCCTGCGCGAAGGCGGCACCACGATAGCAAGCTGGACGCACAACCCGGCCCCGGCCAGCCTGACCACCTACGAGCAGACGCTATCGTCCGGCGAAGCGAACTCCATCACCAATTACGCAGCGTTGAAGCTGCAATTCGAGGCCACGTCATGATCAATCTTGCCAGCACCTCCGACCTGATCCGGGTCGTTTCAAGCCATGCCGCGCAACTCGAAGTGCATGCTTCATGGGTCGACCTCAATGGAACGACCGTCTCGCCTGGCCGCACCAACACGCCGCACATTACGACCGCGACGACGACCACCATCGTCGCTTCGCCGGTTGCGAGTACCGTGCGCAACGTCAAGCACATGAACATCACCAACGATCACGCCAGCCAGTCCTGCATCGTCACCGTCGAGCACTACGACGGAACGACGGCCATTGAACTGATGGCGTTCACGTTGCTCCCCGGCGAGAACATGATCTTCAACGAGGAAGGCCGTTGGGCACACCGCGATTCGCAGGGCGCGGAATACCCACCCGCCGGCCTCGGTTCGTACAATGGCCGCACCATCGGCTTCATGAAGGCCGGCACAGCGGCAGACGCGGTCGGTTACTGGTATTGCACCAGCAAGGATGCCGGCTTTCCCGGTGCATGGGCACCCGGCACGCCCGGCGTCAATGGCCGGGTGACGGATGGCACGTCATCAGCGGATTACGGCTGCTTCCCGATTGCCGACCCGAGCGTCGGGGCGAATTACCTGACGGAAGTCAATATGTCGGCATCGGTCAATCACACGCACCTATTGTTCGACTGCTTGTGGGTGAATTCCGGACTATCCATCACGACGACCACGGCGCAGTCGATCACCACGCCAACCCTGCCAGCCCGCGATATCAACGGGACGACCAACGGCGAAGGCTGCATGATCGCCATCCTATGCACCACAGCAGTCGGCCTGGCGGCAGTGGCCTCGAACGCCACGGTGTCGTACACCAACAGCGACGGCACGGCGGGGAGAACGGCCACCCTGAGCGCCATTGTTGGATCGCAAGCCCCGGCCACGCCGGTCATCGGGACGCTGATCTGGTTCAACCTTGCCGCCGGGGATCGTGGCGTCAGATCGATTCAGTCGATCACGCTGGGTACGTCTTGGGTGTCCGGGTCGATCAGCCTGATGATCACCCGCGATATCGCCGTGATTGGCACGACGATTCCGAACGTCAACGCGCAGAAGATCATCGGATCGCCCGGCATCCGCCTGTACAACGGCACCTGCCTGCTGCACTGTAATCAAGCCAGCGCGACGACCGCGACCTTCTTCGCTGGCGAGCTGGTGGTGATGGAGAAATAAGTGGCCCGTAAAGGCGCGTTCGACGAAACCCTGATTCCGTCTGGCTGGTTCGATGAATCAGCCAAGTCGGACGGGTGGTTTGATGGAGACTTATTAGGTCCGTCAGCGCCGCTGAATGCCCGCGTGACGTGGGCGGAGTTCGAGGTTCCGGCCGGTGCGGGCTACACGCCGAAAACGCTATCCGCATCGATCTCTGCCGCAATTGCGGCGCAGCAAACAGCAGGCTTAAGCCTGGCTGCTGCGATCCGCGCAGGACGCACAACTGCCGCATCCGCCTCGGCAGCGATTACCGCGCCGCGCACAACTACTGCGTCGGCGTCGTCCGCGATCTCGGTCAGCGCCAGCTCTAGCACCACGCTGTCCGCCGCCGTCCGTCAGGCCGGGAGCGCAACGGCCGGCATGGCGGCCGCCATCGCCGCGGCCCGTAGTGCCTCTGCCGCCATATCGGCGGCTGTTGCAGGCCACAGATCCGCCGCTGCCGAAGCGAGCGCCGCGATCCAGATCAGTCGCAGCGCTGCGGCCAGCCTGTCGGCGCACATTGAAACCGCGACAGGTAAAGCGGTTGATAGCAGCCTGAGCGCCGCCATCCGCGCCGCCCGGTCCGCTACGGCTGCGCTGTCGTCCGCTATTCGCCAGTCAGGCAGCGCCGTGGCCGGCATCGATGCCGCCATTGCCCAGCCGCGCGCCGCCAGCGCGTCGGCCGGCGCTGCTATTCGCCAGTCGTTCGCGCTGTCTGCCGGCCTCTCCGCCGTCATCCAGCAGGCGCAAACGGTCGCATCCAGCCTGTCGGCCTATGTGACAGCGGCCAGCGCCCGCAGCGCCAGCGCGACGCTTGCCGCGGCGATCCGTGCCAACCAGACGGCCGCCGCCGCCGCATCGGCCGCCATTCGCGCGCCGGCCAGTGCCAATGCCTCGCTTGCGGCTGCCGTTCAGCATGCCCGCACGGTCACCGCCGAACTCACCGCCGCCATTGCCACGCAGCAGGCGCTGGCCGCCGACCTGTCCGCGGCGATCCGCACCGGGCAATCCATCGCCGCTTCGCTCTCGGCCTATGTCGAGGCCGGCGCGATCCTGAATCAGAGTGAGATCGACATGCTGACCGACATCTGGCGCCGCTTCGGTCTTGATGCCGCGAATCCTCTGGTCCAGGAAGCCGCCAGCCTGAGCTTCGGCCCGGTCATTACGCTGGACGGAAGCGACACCATCACCAGCACCCGCGCCGGCGCTACCCTGGCCGGCGCCAATCCATCGACCATGCTGCTCGAAGTCTGGCAGCGCCTGGGGCTCGACCAGGCTAACCCGATGACTGCCAGCGCCACGCAGATCGCCGCCGGCACCATCGTGCAGACGATCAGTGAATCCGGGTCGACCGTCACGGTGCAGCGTGCTTGATTCCCGTTCCATCGCCACGCTCGGCATCGGCCACGGCGCCGCCCATGTGGCGCGCATCGGCCTGCTGGCGCGCACCATCTCGCTGCCGGACCATATCCCGGCCGGGCGCTGGCAGCCGGGCAAGCCGTCGCGCCTGCGCCACCCGGCCCGTGCCGAGGTGCTGTTGCGCCTGGGCTGCGCCGTATCCGCTTCGGCCAGCCTGCGCCTCGGCGGGGCGGTTGCGGTCGACATGCAAAAACACCTCGATTCCACGGTCGGCCTGCGCCTCGGCGCCGTTGCAGAAACCCGCGTCGAAACGGCAGTAGAAGCCAGCGCCGACGTGGTCGACGTCGTGCTCGAAGCGCTGCTGATGGCCGACTGAAATCCGCTCACAGGCGCCGCAAAACCCAAAAACACAGCATAGCCTCACATTCCTCACCGGAGAATCCTGCGTGAAAAGCTGGTACTCAATTCAGGCCAAGGCCGACCAGGCTGCCGAAATCTCGATCTATGACGAGATCGGTTACTGGGGCGTGACCGCCAAGCAGTTCATCGGCGACCTCAAGGCCATCGACGCCACCACCATCAAGCTGGCGATCAACTCGCCCGGCGGTGCCGTTTTCGACGCGCTGGCCATCTACAACGCGCTGCGCCAGCACCCGGCCAATGTCGAAGTCACGATCATGGGCGTTGCCGCCTCGGCTGCCTCGATCATCGCCATGGCCGGCGATACCGTCGTGATGCCGGAAAACGCCTTCATGATGATCCACAACCCGCTCAACATGGCCTACGGCAACGCCGACGACCTGCGCGAGATGGCGGATGTGCTGGACAAGATCGGCGCATCGCTGGTCGGCATCTACGCCAAGCGCACCGGCCTGCCGGAAGCCGAGATCAAGGCGCTGCTCGATGCCGAGACCTGGCTGAATGCCGAGGAAGCCGTTCTCAAGGGCTTCGCCGACGAGCTGCAGCCGGAACTCAAGGTCGCCGCCTCGTTCGACATGGAGCGCCTGCCGGACAACGTCCGCGCCAGCATCGCGCCGGCCGCCGAACCGGAACCCGCGCCTGAACCTGAACCGGAAGACGATCACCCGCTGGACACGTCCGCCATCACCGCCGCCTGCGCCGCGGCCGGGCTGTCAGCCTATGCCGACGCCCTGGCGCTCGACCCGCTGCTGAAAACTCCGTCCGACGTATCCGCCGCGCTGACCGAAGCGAAAGAGATCGTCGCCGTCTGCCAGGCCGCCGCCATGCCGGAGATCGCCGCCCGCCTGATCGCCGCCCGCGTTCCCCTGGCCGCCGCCCGCACCCGCATTCAGCAGGCGCGTGTCGCGCTCGATCAGGCCACCGCCGTCAATCACCACATTCCCAAGCCGACGGATGCGCCGCAGTCGGCAGTCAGCATCGCCGGGATTTACGCGGCACGTCGCAGCACCCATTAACCTTTCAGAAGGAATCCAGTTATGGCTCTCACCGAAACCCTCCGTCCCGGCGAATTCATCCTCGCCGAGGCCAACGGCACGATCAGCCGCGAACAAGTCACCATCCTGTCCGGCCAGAACCTGGCCGCCGGCACCGTCGTCGGCAAGGTCTCTGCCTCTGGCAAATACATCGCCTACGACGACGATAACGCCGACGGCTCGCAGACCGCCGCCGGCATCCTCTATGCCGCCGTCGATGCCAGCGCCGCCGACAAGCCGGGCGTCATCATCGCCCGCCATGCCGAAGTCGTCGATTCGCTGCTCACCTGGGCAGCGACCAACGACGCTGGCGACAAGACCGCCGGCAAGGCCGACCTGGCCGCGCTCGACATCATCCTCCGCTAACCCGGCTACCGAATCCAGAACATAAGGAAACAGCAAATGGCAACCCTTGACATCTTCAACGATGATGCCTTTTCCCTGGTCTCGCTGACCAAGGCCATCAACGAACAGCCCTATGTACCCGGCCGCATCGGCGCGCTCGGCCTGTTCTCCGAGGAAGGCATCAATACCACCTCGGTATCGGTCGAATACGACGGCGCCACCCTGTCGCTGGTCCCGGCCGGCCAGCGCGGCGCCCCGGCGCCGAACGTCAAGTCTGACAAGCGCAAGCTAATCAATTTCAATACCATTCACCTGCCGCAGCGCGCCCGCATCCTTGCCGACCAGATCGTCGGCGTTCGCGCCTTCGGTTCCGATTCGGAACTGCAGACGGTGCAGACCGTGGTTAACAAGCGCCTGGCCAAGATGCGCTACGCGCTCGACGCCACCATCGAATATCAGCGCATCGGCGCCCTCAAGGGACAGATCCTCGATGCCAACGGTTCGACGGTGCTGGAAGACCTGTTCACCCGTTTCGGCCTGACCCAGCAAACCAAGGCCATGGTCTTCGCCACGGCAACGACCAATATCCGCGGCAAGGTCATGGAAGCCAAGCGCCTGATGGAAGACGCCCTCGGCAATGCCAT